CCCGGCGGTAGTAAACTCCCATGGCCCGACCGTCCTGCACTGCTGGCCAGTGCCCCGCGACGATTGGTTAACCCTTCACCCCTTCTCACATTCCTTTAATTACTTTCGGAACCGCGGATTTGAAGCCGCCGCCTCATACCTTCACCTTCGGCCTACTAGGCCGTTACCAGAAACCCCTCCAAACCGCCAGTCCGGAACACAGGACTGCGAGACCAGCATTGCCACTGGTAACGGGTTAGTACGGCGGGGTCGCCTCCGTCCCTACCACTTCCTGAACTTTCGGTCAGGAGCTTCAAGAGGCACGGCCAGCAACGTTCTTCGGCGTGGTACCCGGGTGAAAGTACGTCTGAGAGAAGACGGACAGTGAAGAGGCCAAACACAGTCGGCCAGAGACGCTTGGGTCTCACTCACTCTCTTCCTTTCATGGCCAGCGAATCAAAGGCTTGGCGCCAAAGATCCAACTTCATGAAAGCCACCCCTTCTTCCTCCGTCTCAAACTCCTCTGGAAGGAGAAAGAAGACGGGCGCTTTTCGACGAAGAGCGCATAACTTCGGAACTCTTGAGCCGACAAAACTCAAGAAGCTCTTACAGGGCCGGACCCTGTAACCGTAGGTCCGACGCACCTTCCCGCAGGACGGAGAAAATGCGTCTCTCTTCAAACCTCCCATCCTGCCTTGGCTCCAGAAGAAGCTACGGAGTGCTTCGACTTCCAAGACAGTCGCATCTCTTCCTACGATGCGAACCAGTGATGCTGGGACTTCTACCTCGGAAGGTGGAAGTGGAAGATCCGTATAAACTCTACGGACCAGCATCTGCCTCTCTCTCTTGTAAGAGGCATAGGACAGATGTCCTAACTGAGATGGGAGGAACCCCCACCGGCGACCGATACGCGTGCGTGAGTACGCGTCCTGCCAAGCAGGGCTGATACTCGTGGCCTTCGCCATGTGCATCATCCCTGCATAATCGGTGCCAGCACCTAACCTTCGTGCGTGGCGTACTTCATGCCACTTCCCCCTGCTTGCGAGAAACACAGTCGAGTTAAGCTCGGCTACGTTCTCACTCACGGTTGTCTTCTGGGCGTTGAGTCGGTACCCCGAAGGGTAGTCCTGCACACCCAGACCCTGGCTAGAAGAGATCAGTGCATCATCTCCGTTGATCAGGAACCGTGAGTTAACATCAAACCGCGCTGCCCAGGAGGCAGCACAGTAAGAATGTAAACAGAGAAGGGGGAAACAAAGGTAGGATCCCATGTTCTGTCCGTGTCGGACCGTTCCTAAACTCCCATCCTCGCGCCTAAAGGTAGGTACAAGAGAAGCATACGCCAAGCGTCGTATGCTACGAGGAACCTTCACCGAGGTGAAGAAAAGGGAGTCAAGGATCGCTCTGCTCACTTCGTGAGAGAGGCCGTCACTTGCCGAAACAAGGTCGACTGAAGTCTGGACCTTGTTTACACAGACAGAATTGATCCGTTCATTGGTCGGAGGACCAACAAGAAGCCAGTCAGTGGCACGCTCGAGATGGTTGTACACCATCCGATGCACTGGAGCTAGAAGGTCAACCTCCTCATCGAAAATGAGGAGGGGACGCTTCTTACCAGCTGACTGAACTTCCTTGTAGCGACATGACATAGAGTCCATGCCAACGGACTCTTCTCTGCACTTCGCTATGAACTCTTCACGTCGCCCGGCCCAGAGGTGGTCGGCCCTTGAGAACAAGGGTTTACGCGCGGTTGGGTTAGCAAGGTGTGAGCCTACGAAAGACTCATACTTGTTATCCCAACCCGACGTGAAGATGCGAGTACAAACACGACGAACGTGCTTAAGGTACTCGGGATCAACGGGAGGGGGTTGAGAGCACGCGTTCTTTTCCCAAGAAGAACGCGTGGACGGAGTGTGCGTGCGACAACCTGGAGGAAGGTTGCGCTTAATTGAGGAAACGCTGAGAGCTAGCTCCCAGCGTACCTTACGCCCGAGTCTCTGCAGGCAACAGAGACCGTCCTTGCCGACGACTTGACGTCGAGGGAAGGCAACAGAGGTCCGCTCCTTACCCTGTTGTAAAAGAAAGAGGTGGAAACGACCGAGAGATGAGGGGTCGCAGTCCGGTAGTTCAACGTACGGTAAACCGTACCTGACCCGAAGCAACTGCAACCCACAATGAATCGTCTCCTTGGTCTGGCGACTGCTCTGGGAGCAGCCGCCACACCGTTTAACCTGTGAACCGCTGGCGGATTTATCACAGGGGGGGTTCTTGTCTCCAGAGACCCTCAACCGGCTACGTGCAGTAGGCACACGAACCATACGAGCAGAGCTGCAAAGCGTGCTAACGTGTGGTGTTTCCTTAGT